TGCTGTTTTAGGAGCTTTCGGAGCAACTTTGACTGCCTGTTTAGCCTTGCCTTTTGACTTGCTTTCCCTGAGCTTCCGTCCTTCGATCAGGTCTCCAAGGGAGACTTTATAATCTGGAAACTTCTTAATCTCAGGGAACTCACGCAAAAGAGCGTTGGCATACTGGTACTCTTGGCTGCTGCGATCCTTCCAAAACGGGTAAGCCTTATCTGCTTCAGCATCAAACTGCTTTTTGGCGGCAAGATACTGCAACTGAGCAGGCAAATGTTCTTCAAGGGCATCTACGGCGTTCATTTTAATCCTCCGCATATCTTCTGCGGAGTATTCAACTTCTTCACCATCCTTGCCTTTGACAACAGCACCGTCTGGATTTTCCTCTGCCCATCTGCGGACTTGTCGGGCGTTTCTGATCTCCTGATGCACTTCAGTCTCGTCTTGGAGGTTAAAGTACGGATTCAAATCCTTTCCGACTGGAACAACTTCCTTCTCAGGCTTTTCAGCCTTTGACTTCAGTTCTTCCGTTTGCTCAGATAGTTCGTGAAGTTTTGCTTCCAGTTCCTTCTTCTGCGCTACGAGTTTATCAATGCGCTTCTGAACTCCCTTTGGCATCTTCTTGAGGTCATCCTTGGCCTCATCTTCCTTGGCCTCGTCTTCGTCCGCTTCTTCAGCGTCTTCTGTTTCGGTTTCTGGAGATTCGGTTTCTGATTCCTCCGACTCAGTTTCCTCTGCTTCTTCAGCCTCAGGAGCTTCGTCTTCGGTTTCATCCTGTGTTTCAGTCTCAGGTTGCTGCTTTTCTTCGTCAGCGAAAAGTGACTGCCTCAGAAGTTGACTCAGGGCGGCTTCGTCCAGAGGCTTCATCGGTTCCGTGATTTTGGAAGGTTCACTAACCTCGTTTTGGGGTGTTGGCATAAGCAGAAGGTTTAATGACCATTCAGAGGTCTAAGAAGGACAGAGTTTGAGATACTCAGAAACTATGTGAAAAAGTAAGTTAGTCTTGAGGTGCGTCAAGACTCAATTCAACAAGGGCTTTTTCGGCGTATGTTTCAATGACTGAACGAAGGTCAATGATAGCAGCAACCTGTCCTGCGTACCAAGCACGGGTTTCCCCAGTGTTTCCAACATCAACAGCGTTTGCTAAAGCGTGGTTTTGTTCGGTCTGCATTACTGCCCACAAAGCCTCAAAGAAAGCCTTTGGGCCTTGTTTAAGTGTGAAAGCCTCGATTACTTTGTTTTCGTTCATGCTTTTGGTTGTCCTGGTTGCTGCTGTTCAAACTCAACTGGCGAGACTCCAAGCCTGCCAATTTGAGCGTTCTGCTGCTGCATCATGGACATTTGTAGGTTCTTAACATAGTTCTGCATCAGGGCTTGGAACACTGGGTCTTGCTGGGCGGCAGCTTGAGCCTTGGGATTCTTCGCCATAATGTCTTGGGCGTACTGCAGGCGAACCTGAGCAGAAGGATCGTTCTCCTTGTACAGAGGCTCATTGCCAAGCATCATCTGCCCAATGTCAGACTGAACCTCTCTGAACATTTGCTGGCTTGCGTCTGCTTGGTTCATGATCAGATCACGGGCAGACTCAGGAGCAATCGCCTCAATAATCATCTTGATCATAGCGTTGCGGTTAAGAACACCGCCAGAATCAAGGGGAACAACGAACTGTGCGATTGCTTGCAACTTCTTGGCAACCAAGTCATTATCAAGACTTTGGATGTTGAAGCGAAGCATGAAATCAAACCCACTTCCGATCTCGCTCATGCTGCTAGGAAGCTGAACTCCGCAAATGCGGAAGACTTCTTCTGGCGGCATATACTGCAAGCAAAGGGCAAACATCTGGTTGTAAATCTTCGCCCAAGCGGTTAGCCAGCGGTTCACCAACTGCTGTTGCATGAGTTGCGACTTAATCTGAGGAACCGTAACCCTGTTAAGTCCGAAATAGTTGGCGTGGTTGTTCTCAACTCGCTCAATCAGGTTGAAAGCAGTGGTAGGGGCACGACTAGGAGCTTCAAGCCAAGTGTAGTCGTTGGCGTTTGTGACTGGCAATTGCACACCTGGGCCAATCTTGTTGATCTGACCAATGCGCTTAACCACCTTCATTGGTGGCAGCGTTTCAAAGGCGGTACGATCTCGGATCGAGTCGTGCTGGGCCTTGATTTCGTCCTGATCCGTCATTGAAATCTCAGGGATTCCACGACTTTCAGTGATTGGTCGGCGCAGAACCTCACGCTTGAACTCAACAAAAGGATATTCGCCATGGGCATAATCCAGCAGTTCATGCTTGGCGTACAATTCCTGACCAACTAGTGGCGAAAACACTGTGCAGTAGATGGCAGGAACGCCATTTTCGTCTAGCTGGCGAGTGTAGGCATAAACAATCTCAATCAGGTTGTCCTGGCGGATAATTGGACTAGCTGTGAGGCTAGTGATCGTATCCATTGGGTTAGTGTACCAAGACTGCTTGCCAGCAGTGGTTGCGGCTTCCTCAACAAAGTCCTTGTCCCAACCATCCTCATTGATGTTTGACCGAAGCTCAACCTCGGTCATGTAAATGCGGCGGAAGATGACGCGAGCTTTTTGCAGATCAATCGTCTCAGGTGGGAAGGCAACCTCGTCAAACGGCTTAAGAGCAGTTACGCTAGGAAGATTGCGGCTCACATAGCTTTCCTCAATCTCTCCCTCGCCAGTTTCGCGCAGGTCTTTGACGAACTTCTTAATGTCCTTGATCTTGAAGTCTGGCAAGACCATTGAAATCAACTGAACTGCCTGATCCTGAGCCTCTGGATTCGCAATTAACTCAGGAAGTTGCAAGAGAGTCTCGCTTCCAGACTGTTGAGCAAGACCAGCAATTTCTTCCATGCTGATCTTTTGCATACGCTTGCTGATCTGCTGATCCCAGCCAACATTGAACACTGTCCAGCCGTACTGGTTAGCATACTGCGCTCCAAGCTCAGCCTCACGAAGCAAGTCATTGCGAAGCTTCTGCTGGGTGACCCAATTCATCAGGGTGTTAGCACCAGAAGCGGTTGTCATGTCGTTCATCTCTGTTGCGGAGACAGTCAACTGGCTACGCTCAAAGCTAGTCGTCATCAGACAAGCCAGCTCATTGATCGTTGAATCAACAAGGCGATTGCGAACGTCCGATGCTCCTTCAAAAGGAAATGCCTGACGGTTATTTGGCAGATTCTCAGAGTGTTTCTTGCCATCGTCAGACTGTCCAGCCCAACGGCAAAAACGAATGTCATCAGCAGAGTTAAGAGCTTCAAGCTCACTGGTTGTGTAAAGGCTGCGGGTTAGTTCCCTCGACAACTCGCCAACATCTGGCTTTGGCGAGTAAAACGCAAGCTTATCTCCGTTGGTGTACTTTTTTTCCATGTTTAATAGCTCCCGATTTGTCCTTGAGGTTGGTAAGTAAGGTTGTTAGCGTGGGTCGGATTCATGACAGCAAGATAACGCAGAACATCTACAGGGTCTTTAGTTGCACCCTTGTCTCCGTCTGCTCCTGTCCACTCTCGCAAAGAGTAGATGATGTTCTTGCATTCTTCACTGACATACAGCTTAGGCTCATTCTCAATGGCAAGCAAGGGTTGGTCTTTGTCCCAAGCAAGCCAGTCGTTGATGATGCTAACTCCATCTTCAACTCTTAGTCCTGCGGCAGGAGTAAACCACATAGGCTCAGGGTCTTCCTGCAATAGGTCAATCAGGCTTGTTCCGCCTTCCTTGCCAATGGCCTGCGTTCCGCCTGCTCTTGGGTCAATAAATCGGTCTGATATATCTTCGTCTCCTTCTAGTTCACGAATTAACGCTTTGTAGTCGTTGATTCCTCGGCCTGCTCCGTTTCGTTGTGCCGTTCCAGGCTTTCCGTCCGTCTTATCACCTGGAATTGCCCATTCTCCAAGGTCAATCCCTGGCCACTCACGGTAAATGAACTTCCTGCCGTGTTCGTCCACTCTTAACCACAGCATGAACCAGTTTCTAGCTCCTGCTGGGTCAACTGCCATGTAATTCGTTCCCTTCTCAGGGATTTGGCTTGCTGGAATGATATTCCACTCTCCAAACTTAGGGAACTGTGACCCTGCCAAGCTCTCTGCGTAGCCGTAAGCACGAATCTTTACCTCGTAGTTAGTTCTGCCATGCAAAGCTCTCTTGATCTCATCAAATGGGCTGTACCTGTTAAGCTCGGAATGGAACCAAATCACCCTGCTTGAAGGATTTCTGCACTTAGCAACATGGGGCATTTCTCCCTTTGGTAGACCTGGGACATTGATCGTATCCTTGAGCATCGAGGCTGGCAGAGACTTTGTAATCATCATGCCAGATACAAACTCCTTAACCACAGATGTGTAACCTGAGATAGGAGTGAATGTAAGAATAATCTTGCCTCGCCTTGTAGCTGTACGATAGCGCAGAGTTCTCAGCCAATCGGCGTTGATTTCCTCATCAATCCAGATCAAGTCAACCTCGCCACCTTCAATGACCTTAATGTCCTGCGATTGGTTCAAAAACCAACACTGAGAACGGTTTGGAAGGACAAAAGTGTTATCTGTGAAACCGTTTTTCTGCGTGAAACCAATGTTTGTGATCTTTGACTTCTTCGCGTTCTTAAACTCAGCAGGCAGATACTTGTAAACAATGGGCTGCTGCATCTGGACGCTGCTCATGTTGGTCGTATGCACGCACCAAGCACGCTTTCCAGGGTTACGACTCAAGAACTGAGCAACTCTTTTAGCTGCGTATTCAGTCTTTGAGGCTCGGTTACCTCCAAAGATCATTAGTTCAGAAGCAGCAGGGTCTTCAATCAACTCGTCTGCCGTCTTCCAGTGCGGAGGCTCATAGCCATGCCTAAAGGGGTCCATGTGTTCCGCAAGAATCTTGTCCTCACGCAACTGCAAAAGCTCACAAGCTCGATCAATTCCCTTGTTTTTGACAATGGCAGCAATTTGCTCTGCCGTGGGAGCCACCATGATCGGGTGTGGCGTAGGCTGATACCCTTTAAGTGTTTCCTTGGTGACCTCTTTGAAGAACATCTAGGTCACTCTAGCGCAGGATTCAGGCCGTCAAGACCCGCCCTGTTCACCACTTAACTTTATTTGACCAATACGCAGCGCTCATTTTGCCCTTAGCGATGTTCTCAGCGTGTCGAGCTTGGAAGGACTCACGCCTGTTCCTGCTGCTCTCGCTCTCGCCCTTCTTGTAAGGGCTTCCAGAGACTCCCTGTTGGCCAAAACGGATGGTTTTCACCTGATCGCCAGACTTGGCGACTACAACATGGCTTTTGGTGGGATGGCTAGGGGTGCGCTTAGGCTTGTTGTAGCCTGAAACGCCTGCGTTCTTGAGCCTGGGGTCAGTTTTCATCGTTTCTCAGTAGTCCTGTGTTCAGCTTTTCAAACAAATCTTCGGCAAAGTCCGTGTCGTGGCCCATATCAACTAGGCAATCCAGCCAATCGTTCCAGTAAATGTCAACGAACTGAGCCAGTGCATTTAACTCCTGCACTGAAAAACGGTTCTGGTCGTTTGCTTTCACGAATGAAAGCTAGACTAACCCTTGACGCTGGCAAGAGTTGGGTTAAAATCTTCTTCAAAGAAAAGGTTTTGCTTGTAGAGGGCAGAATCCTGCCCTAAGTAAACCTTATGAAGGCTGGATTGTGACTCTACCACAGTTCAGCCTTCTTTTTTGTCCAACTCCTCTGGGCGACATAACGGTAGAACTCCTAAGAAGACAATTCGGGCCGTTGAGGATTTCGGCGTGTAATGGACGGCAGATCAGTTACACGAAAGGCGCACCAGCAATGGTGGGTTGCTTTTACACCGTTTGACCTGTGTGCTACTGAGCCAGCCGAGCAGGAAGGTGTAATGACAATGCGAAAGGAACTCCCGATTCCCGACAGAATGAGAGTCTCTAGAGCATAGCAGTTATCCGATAATGGGATTGCTATGCTCTGAAACAGCCCTCAAGCCCTCTAGAATGAGTAGCTTAACCAAACTAGCCTGACCTGCACGTAACTGGCTCCACCCATTGATACACTCCGTATTTGAAGACATATCGCTCACTATAGCGAAATTAGAGGATAAAGCAAGGCAGTGACGCCATGGCGATTGTTAATACACATCGCAGGTTTTTGTAATTTACTCAGGATTCTTTCTGCTTCCGAATGCACCTGTTCAGAATTAACAGACTGACAAATGAACAGTCCTTCTTTACCAGATACTAAAGCATCAGTCAGGAGCATTGGCGAATCAGTAGATTCAACCAATTCCCACAAATGGCTTTTGCCTTTTGGAAACATAAATTCTCCATATACAGGGAACGTCTCGTAGACGCACAACAAGTCACGAAAGCTCAAGGGAAGATTAACACACATAGCATCAATCATTCTAAATAAATCTCCAGTAGACTCATAGTCTGTGGGATCTAATTTAAAATGTTTAGCTATATGCGTGATCAACCTATGATCACTCGTCTTGGGAGGGGAGTTCCTCATTACTATTGTTCACCTGATTAATATCAATGTCTTCAATAATAGAAGCGAGGTGCGCTTCCAAGCCCGATCATGCTCCCGTTACCCTCTCCGTTCTCGCTGTGGCCAATTACCTCACGCTCAGCCCCAGCAGCCTTATCAATCGCCTTGCTTACATCCAGAGACTTCGGAAACCCGCTGCCATAGACCCAAGCAATCATGTCGCGAATCTCAAAACCTGCATCCTCAATCCTGACTGCCATCCGATGCTGAGTTCTTGTGCCAGCAAAAGCAAGCAGATGACCGCCAGGCTTTAGCACTCGCATACATTCCTCCCAAATCTCGACCTTTGGAACATCATAATCCCACTTCTTGCCCATAAAAGACAAGCCGTAAGGAGGATCTGTCACAATTGAATCAACGCTGTTGTCTGGAAGCGTTGCAAGTAGCTCTAGGCAATCGCCTGAGTGAAGTTGGTAATTATCGTTGTTCATGTTAATTCGTTACAAGCTTAGCGCAGTCAAAGCAAACTCAAGAGCATCCTTTAGGTGCTGGTAATTGTCCAGAGGAACCATCAGCTTCCCCTTTACCAATTTGATTTCGTGCGGCTTTAATTGCTTTTCTAACATCATGTGCTGCAATTCGGTAAATGCTTCCGACTGCTGCGAACTGAAGGTCAGCGTGTCCTGCTTCGTTTGGCCTTGACCCTTGCTTGATATGTGACATTCCATAGTAGTTTTTGGCGTCTCGATCATATGACTTGGCCAAAGCCTCCAAGTCACTCAGCAGACTGTGCAATACGCTGTTCACGCTTCTTGGCTAGGATTTTCTCTCGGTACTTTTCGTACTGCGCCTTACTGTAAGCCTTATAGGCCTCAGGATCAGCTTCACGCTTAGCCTTTTGCTTGGCTAGAATCTTCTCCTTGTTGGCTTTCCAATACGACTTCATGTAAGCAATGCGCTCAGGAGTCTTGTGATAGGGGGTTTTGGTGGTTTCAGTGGACATAATACAGTTAATTGTGGATTGTTTGATTACAGATGGCCTGGTCGTTTTGGGTGGTACTTGGAAACTAGCTGAACGCCATCCCTTCGGACGGCAATTTTCATCATCGGCTGGTAAAAAGCAGAGTCTTTGACCTTGCACAACTCCTTTTTGCCCTTGTACTCAACCAAGATGATGTTCTTGTTCGGATAACGAGCGTGCAAAACCATTGCAGTCTCCTCATTCGCCAGCAATTTGTCCAATTCTGTGCGGTAAATTGGGCTTTGTTCCACAGTTTGTTCCTCATTACTAACTTCTTGAGGTTCAACTTGTTCTGGAATCGCTGGAATTGGTGCTTTGTCCATCTTTTCGGGAGCCATTGCCTTGTTCCAATCCTCAAGTTTTAGCTTAGCAATGCCAAGCTCACTGACAAACCACCAAGGGCCCTTCTTAAAAAGGTAGTCCTTGCCTAGTGGTTTCAGCAGGTCAACAGCCTGCTGCGGATCTAGCTTCATTTCATACGCAACATTGTTGAGGTTGCGTCCAGCTGGGTAGCGTCTAGGGTTTTTCTTCGCCATGGTCGTCACTTTGGAGAGGTTTAGTGCGGAAGCAAGGGAGACTTTTAGGTTCTCTGTAGAAAGCAATTGGGGCATTGCCTGCTCCCCACCAACGCAATGCACGATCCATAACCTCTTGGGTCAAGGCTCTGTCGCAAGTCTTGAAGCTTTGGCACTGAGAGGCAGTGCAAAATGTGCGGTCTAGGTAGGAGAGCATGGAGTTTCCTCCCACTTGTTGAAAACTCTTAGGAACGCTTCGCAGCGTTTGGCGGCGGAGGCATTCAACAACTGAAATGTTTGTGGCGCAGTTGGGTTCCACCAAGCCCTGTAAAGACTCTTTAGCACAATGGAGTGCAGGATTTCGGCAAACTTAACCTGCTGGTCGTAGGTCATGTGTGCCGTGAACTCATGACAAGCGTTGAGGTCATTGAGGTAGTCTGGTGGATCACTTGGCCATGGAGTTCCGTCCAGATCGGTACTGATAAGGTCTGGCTTCCAATCGCAGAGCTTTGCAATTTCTGATCGTTGTTTTTCTGGTGTCATGGTGTGTTGGTGTTTTGAAGTTTGGCCAATGCGCTTTCATCTATTGCCCGCATTTATTGCATCGCGGATTCTTTACTTGTTGGCGTCTCTCCAAGGCAGCCTGCACCAATCTAAACCAAGTAACGCCACAAGGAACTGACCTGGTGATTTTATAAAAGTCTTTTTCTGCTTGCCGCAGTTTTTCACGCAAAGACTGGATCTCATTCGCTGGGTCAGTCATTCCAGCGCAGGCATTGACGCAAGCAACAATGCGATCAGCCATCTTTTGTTCTTCCTCTCTGGAACCAAAAGGATAACAAATAACCCCTCCGCTTTCATGTCTAACGCCTCTTGCTGAATCCACTTTCCAAGGCTCACCGTAGTCAGGTGTTGGTGTTTCAGGTGTCGTGCTCATGCCTTGCCTCCTTTCCAGAGGTTGAGAATGAAAATGAGGTCATAATCTGCTGCCATGAGATGATCCTTGTCCTCTGCAACAATTTCTTCCAGGGCTTTGATTGCCTCCAAAGCGATGCGGCAGGCAAGCGGGGACATGGTGCGGGCGCTGGCGATGAAGGCGGCGTTTTCAACTGTCATCTCTGCTTCCGAGGACGCGAAATCCCCTGCATCAATGAAATCGAACCTTACCACGCCATTTGAGCATCCACTATTTGTAGGAGTCCACGGCCCTTGCGTGGCCTTCTCAGCCTCTTCGATATGCTGTTTGAGTGCAGCCTTCAGAGCCGCGAGTTCAGATTCTTGTTCTGGTGTCATGGTGTGTTGTGGTTTGTGGTGTTCGTATATTGTTGAATTAACTTTAGCAACTCAACTGCAAGCTGATCTCGGCCATAAAAGCAATTGTCGCAGCCACAGCCTTTTCTCCTTGGTTTCGGAGGTTCTTGGCCATCCTTGGTGTTGTACCTGCTGAACGGGTTCTCAGGGTCATAGCTGCATAGCTTCCGCTTAATTTCGTCAATGGTCATTGCTCTCCAAGGAGTTCAAGTGTGAACATTGCCAGTGTATCTGAGCCAGACTCACAGGCAGAACAACGACAGTCTCTGCTCCTTGGCGGATATTCCTCTGGATTTGCCGCTATTCTCTCACTGCACCAAGGTGATCTGGGATCACGAAGGCATAAGAATTCGTAAACTTGGTCAATTGTCATCGTGGACTTCATAGTAGTGTTCGGTGTTTGATGTTGTGGTGTTTGGGTGTTGGGGTTTCCTGCCGCCGCAGCGTCCTGACCTTCTTATGGTTGGAGGTGGCCCACTCAAGGGCGATTATGCTCACTGCGCTTCCAGAATTGAGCGATTGCGATAACCACAGTCCTTACTATTCGGTCGGCCAGCACAGGCACGGCAGGAAAAATCTGCCACCGATATAAAGCCTCGGTAGCCAGGGCTTCGTGACTACATCTTACCCTTCTTACCCTTACCCTTAACAGGCATAGGCATAGGCTTGGGCTTAGCAGTCATCTTGGCAGCGGCTTTCTTTGGCATAGGTTTGGTTTGGTTTAGGTTGCTCACTGTTGAGTGAGTAAACATCCATTAGAGTTGAGTCAGAAAGCCGTCAAACAAAAACATGAAAAAAGTTTATTCATACCAGATCAGTCTGAAAAACGACAAGGCTAAACGCTGTGTTCTGCAAGCTCTAGCCTGGTGGACGAAGCAGATCGGTGTGCAGTTTGTCGAAGGCAAAGACCAGCCTGACCTGCTGTTCTTCTGGCAGGAGCATTCCAAGTATCCTGTGAAGATTGCCAGATGTGAACCTGTTAAGGATGGAAGCAGGACAGTCCACTGGTTGACATTTGATCCTAGGGTGAAGTGGGCAACAGGCAGGATTAGTCGTTTCCTTGGCCTAGGAGACGATCTGAGGCTTATTGCGGCTCATGAGGTGGGACACGCTCTAGGACTCAGCCACAGCGATTCTAGCGAGAGTCTGATGCATCCTGAGCCAGTCAACCTAAGACTGACCGAAGGGGAAAGAGGGCTTTTGAAGAAAAAATCCGCAGAGAGGAATGCATAGCGAATTTTCCGCTTCGCTGCTTCTTAACCCCCTCCACCCCTGCCTAATCCGCTAATCCGTTGATCCTCAACAAAACGGACTTTGTACTACACAGATTGTTTGTAGTTATGGCTAAGGATGGATATTCTTACTTCTATTCTTACTCGTAGGCAAATCACCTACGCTGTCAAAGCTAAATCGTTCTGGTGCAACAGGTCAGGCAATCGAGAGGATGGAACTCCTAGTTCTATCCCAGGGTATTTTGAAATAGATACGAAGGCTCGATGATGGATTTCCTCTTTGCTTTGCCTATACTTCTGCCTATCCCTTTCCCACTCAACCACACTGCTGTTATGTAGTATGTAGAAGGTAGTATGTAGACCTGTAGAAGAATGTCTCTCTCAACTCTCAGGCTCAGCTTCCGTGAACTCGCCGTCAATCACTAACCCTTCCCTCTTTAACAGATCTGTAACCTGCTCATGGTCAATCTTTAACCTATGCTCAACCACAGTCTGAGGCTGATCATGTAGAGCAGCAATCTTGTCCACGGCTACAGCAATAGCGATAGGCAGACTAGCCAAGGGAATATTATCAACCTCGTCAACCAATCGCTTCGATCCTTTGCTAACGAAATGACTGAGAGTGTTCGCTGTGGTCTTCTTCCAGGCTGCGATATTGAACTCATTATCAGCATCTTCCGCTGAATTTCTCAAGGCTGTGACAATGTGAGTACTGACGCCATACTTCTCCGAAGTCACTCTCACTCCCATGCCTGCTTTGAGGTCTTTGATGACAGCCAGCCTGACTTCTTCGGGCAATCCTGACCCAGTATGCCTGCCTTGCTTGGTTTTAAATCTCTCGTCCATTTGCGTTTAAATGCGTTTTAGGCCTTCTTACCCCGTTTCCGCTGTGGTTTATCAGCTTTAACCTTAGGACGCTTCCTAGGCTGCTTTACGGCCCATTTAAGAGCATCCTCGATCATTCGCTCATAGGCTGGGAAGAAAATCTGGTCAATGCACCTCACAATCTGCTCCTCTGTGCCAGAAGAAAGGGCAAAAGAGACTCCTGAGATGCTCAAGGCTGCATGAAGCAGTTCATGCCTAACAGTAGTAAAGAACTCCTTATCATTGCCAACTAGATCGGCGTTAATGTGGATCGTGGCTTTGTCATGCTCATAAAGACCGAAGTCTTCCATGCCTTCGACAATCCTCAGCTCTACAGGTTGTCCAGCTACCATCAAGATTGCTTTATTATCCATGATTATTTCCACCTGTTAAGTGTGAGCAGTGCACCGATTAGCCCGTAGTTTGCCAGATCAAGCCAGGAGTCGAGCAACGGTTCATTCTTAGCCTCGTTTCCACTCTTTAACAGGTTAGCGATCCTGGCAGTCTTATCATCACACCTGACCAGCACTCCAACTTGGCCATGTCTTGAGATGTTCTGTGACCCATAATCCTGCTGCTTGCGATCTAATGTCTGGATGTTTTCAAGCCCAATCCTGAGAGCCTCTAGGCCAATCTCGGTCTGTAGGCCGATGGCGTTAGCAATCTCGTTCAGCATCTGGTCAGTCAGTGTCATGGTCTGTCTCCTTTTGGTAGTCTAACCAGGCTTCCAGTGCAGCGTACTTGGCGTTCTCTTGCGCTGGCGTCATCACTGGACATTTGCACAAGGCAACTGATAGCTGCTGAGCAATAGCCTCAGCCTTCTCTAGCCGTTGTTCTAGCTGCGCCTTGGTCATGTCTCACTCTAGCGCAGGCTGGGCAGCGTCAAGGCACAAAAAAAACCCAGCGGTTTAGGCTGGGTTTAGTTGAGTGTGGACGAAAAACTTCCGATGGGAAGTTGGCATCATGAGTTGTTTGTTGTCTTTAGGCTCATCAGTGCTGGCTCGACCAGCAGACCCCTTTCGGGGTTTCGCCTTGGGAGAGGGGTTACTTCTCACAAAAGAGGATGGCTTCGACTCCTTGTGAGTCGTCCTGCTTCCATGCCCCTGTGATTTCCAGGGTTTCCTCGCCTGAGGAGATTGGTGAGCATGAGAAAACTCCAGTGCAGGCCCCGTCTTTATGCCACATGACCCTGCGGCGGGCAGCAAGTGGGAGTCTGAGGATGCCCTTGATTGTTCGCCCTTGGCATTGTCCGCTGACGAGGACAAGTTCCGAAGGCAGTCGGCGCAAGGCTTCTACAGCCCAAGTCTTGGAGAATGGCACTGTGACTCCGTGCCTAATGGCGGTTACATTCCCAGCCTCGGCCACACAAGGCCCTAGGACTGGAACATAACGGAACCAAGTTCCGTCTTTCTTCCCTTGTCTCCATCGAGAACCTGGGCATGGCATTGGGGTGGTGAGAGTATTCATGGCAGTGTGGGTGTTGTTGTTTTGGGTTGTTTTCTCTGACGACCTCATAGTAGTTGAGTGTGGAAATAGTTCAACCAGAAAAGTGATTATTTTTTCTGCCTATTCCTAGTATGCTCATTTTCAACGCTTTCTGCCTGCAAAAACTTGTAGGATTTGCCGATAAATCGCAGCGGACAGTCCCAAAATCGTTCTCCTGTGCGGTTTTTTAGGCATTTCGCAGTCCTGACCGAGTCGTCTCCTTCGGTCTTGTCTAGCTGGATAATGTGATCAGCATCCTGGCCAATCGCTCTGGACTCTCTCAATTGTCCTGCATCGTTAAGTTGTGAAGCTGTGAGAATACACTTTCCACTCCTAACAGCAGTGCGCTTAATCATTCTGCTGATTCCAGCAACGATCTCCTCACGACTTCCCTTTGTAGGCCCATCAGCTTCCATCAACTGGATGTAATCAACCAAGGCAACATCGCAGTCTGATTGCTCAACATCTGCGAGAATGTCCTTAGCTGATGCTCCATGCGTATCAACGATGGTTGCCTTCATCTTGGCAAGCCTAGCGATGCTTAGGCCAAAGGCATCGTAGTCACCACGGTTCATCAATCCACGCATCACTACCTGGTTGTCTAGTCCTGCGTCACTGCACAGGATTCGATAGGCTTGCTCTAGTTGCGTCATCTCAAGCGGGTAAATCCTGACGCTTTTACCCTGTGCCATTGCAGCTTCACAAAAGTTCTGAATTAGCGTTGATTTGCCATCACCTGGCTTTCCAGCTACAACCCAAACTCTACCAGGCTGCATTCCGCCAGTCTTAT